GCCGTTCGCGACGAAGGGCGACCCGGAGGACATCGACACCGCGGCGGATGACCACCTGGCCGACGCGCTGCGCTACCTGCTGATCAACCTCGGCGGCGGCGCATCGCTGCTGATCGACGACGACACCACAGCGACGGCCGACGGGCTGCTCCAGCCGTTCGGCCTGTACGCCGTCCCGCCCGAGCTCGCCCCCGACCCGCTCGCGGGCGACGGATCCACCCAGAGGTCCCCATGGGCGTAACCGACCCCGACGAAGACCCCGACGAGCAGACCGACGACGGGGACCAGGACGCCGACGACACCGGCCCCCTGACCGCCCAGCGCGCCTCCGCGCTGATCGCGAAACACATCTACTGACTGGGGGTGGGCTGTGGCCTGGTACGACCGCCTGCGGCACCCCTTCCGCGAGGCCGCGCCCGCCGCTGCACCGCAGTCGGCCGGCAGTACCACGCCGCGACTCGGCTTCGAGTACGGCATCGGCCGCCAGGGCCTGACGGAGTGGAACCAGGGCACCGACGGCTCCGGCAACGCGCAGAACCGTGCGGCGCAGCTTGGCGAGCTCTACGACGCGTACCTGGCGTGCCCGTGGGCGTCCGCGTGTGTCGACACCGTCGCCCGCACCATCACCGCGGGCGGCGTGCAGATCGACTGGTGCATGGACACCGGTGAGGGCGAGGAGATCCCGGCCAAGCCCGCCAACGTCGTCGGGCTCCAGCAGCTGCTGGACTACGTGAACCCGCGCGAGGACATCCGCCAGCTGCTCCGCGGCTGCCTGATGGATCTGCTCGTGTTCGGCGACTCCTTCATCGAGGTCGTCTGGTTCCTCGGCCAGCCGATCGCCCTGTACAGCCTGGACGTGCCGTCGATGCGGATCCTCGCGGATGAGCACGGCGAGGTCGAGAAGTACGTCCAGATCACCGAGCAGGCCCAGCGCGCCGAGTTCACGCCCGAGCAGGTCATTCACATCAGCCTGGACTCGCCGCGCGGCGGCGTCTACGGCGTGTCCCCGACCCGCAAGGCCCTGCTCAGCATCACGACCTGGCTGTTCTTCAAGAGCTGCCAGAAGGAGCTCGGCCGCAAGGGCCTGCCGCCGACGCTGCACGTCGACCAGCCCGCCGGGACCTCCGATGCGGACATGCGTCGCTGGGAGGCCCAGTACCGGCAGAAGAACCTGGGCCCGAGGAACATCGGCGCGCCGATCACCACCCGGTCCGGCGCGGTCATCGGCGAGCTGCAGCCCGCGAAGTTGCCGGACATCGAGTCCACGCTGACGCAGTGCCGCGACGAGGGCCTGACGGTCTACGGTGTGCCGCCGGCGCAGATCGGCATCATCGAGTCCGGCAATTTGGGCGGTGGCACGGGCGAGGCGCAGTTCAAGACGTTCCAGGTCAACACCTGTGCCCCGTACGCGGAGGCGCTGCTGGAGAAGCTGAACTTCGCCCTGCTGAGGGCGTTTGGCATCACCGGCTGGAAGATCAGCTTCGGCTCGATCGATTGGCGCGACTCGCAGGTCATCGAGGGCATCTACGACACCCGGCTGCGCAACGGCGCCTGGACGCTGAACAAGTACCGGGACGCGATCGGCGAGCCGCCGGTCGACGGCGGCGACGACGCGGTCCTGGTCGACCGCCAGAACCTGGTGCTGTGGGCCGACATGGCGCGCATGTCCGAGGCCGTGATCTCGAAGAACGCGGCACCGGCGGCCGCCGCTGGGATCGACCTGTCGGCCGCCGGGATCAACATGCAGCCCGAACCCGACCCGGCGCCCGTCCCCGCGGCGCTGGCCGCCTTCGCGGGCACCCAGCACCCACCGGACGACCCTGCGGACGGCCAGGACGAAGAGGACGACGACGAGGCAGACGCCGACTCGCGCGAGCTCTGGGACCTGGTCTATCAGCGGGTCCTGGCCGAGGCGCTGGCCCGTGTCTGAGGCCCGCGTCCAGACCCGGGCCCTGCACGGGAAGTGGAAGCGGCTTCACCCGCGCCGCCAGGCCTTGCACGCCACCGCCGCGGCGTTCGTCCTCCAGGCGTGGCAGCAGGACCTCGACGGCCTCGACTTCGAGGACCTGGCCGACGCCTACCAGCGACAGGCGTCCGGCCAGGACGAGGGCCACCGCTACCAGACCGCCATGGCGCTGATCCTCGCCGCGCTGCTCGCGCGTCCGTGGACCAACACCCGCGCGGCGCTTGGCCTGGCCCGGGAGCGCGCGTGGGCGGCCGGCCTTGGCGCGGCGGGCACCCATCAGGGCGGCGACGCCGGAACGTCGACGGTGCCCCCCGGGGACATCGGCGGCATCCTGTCGGTGCTCCTCGCGGCCACCGCCCGGCGCATGGCCCGGCTCCTCGCCGCGACGTCCGGAACCACCCGGCAGATCGCCGCGGCGCTGGCGGCCGCGCTCGGCGCAGGCCCGGACCTGCTGCTCGCCGTCGACGTGCTCGTGTCCCGCGCCTACGGGCGGGCGCAGCGCGCCGTGTTCCTGGCACTCCAGATCGGCCTGGTGGCGTGGGTGACCGTCGGCGACGGCCGCGTCTGCCCGACCTGCGAGGACAACCAGGACCAGGGCCCGTACCCGCCGGCCGCGCTGCCGGACCTGCCCGCGCACCCGAACTGCCGCTGCACCTACGAACCCGTCTGACGGGAGGACACATGGCTGGTATCGCCACGATCCGCGGCACGGCCATCGTGCCCGGCGTGAGTCGCAACCGGCGCCTGTACACCCGCGAGGTCCTGGCGGCCGCTGTGGCCCGGGCGCAGGAGCGGATCCGGTCCGGGCCGCCGCTGACGATGCTCACCCACCACGGCGCAGAGGACGACTCCTCGCGGATCGTGGGCCGCCTGACCGCGCTGGAGCAGCGCGACGACGGCAGCCTGGCGTTCACCGCCGAGCTCGCCGACACCCAGCACGGCCGCGACCTGGCCGCGCTCGTCACCGGCGACTCCCCGTTCCTCGAGGGCGTCAGCATCCGCGGCTGGTGGGACGGCGAGGTCCGAACGGTTCAGCACAACGGGCAGCGCGTCGAGACCGCCGACTCCCTGACGCTGGACGGCTTGGACTTCACCAAGACGCCGGGCGTGCCCGGGGCCCGGGTCGAGGGCAGCGGGGAGCTGGCGCGCGAGTCGGCCGACGGCCGGGTCCTGGTCTACGAGTCCGTCACCGAGGCCTCCGCCAAGCCCCTGCGGAAGCCGTACGGGGACGTCGCGTACGCCGACCCGGGCTACCGAGACGGCGTGAAGCGGTACCCGATCGACACCGCCAAGCACGCGAAGGCCGCGTGGTCGTACATCAACCAGGCCGACAACGCCCGTCTGTACACCGCCGCACAGCTGAAGCGCATCAAGGGCCGCATCCGGGCGGCACTCAGGAGGTTCGGAGTGACCGTCAGCCAGGAGACCGACACGCGGTTCGGCGAGATCGCCGAATACTACGGCGACACCAGCAACGGCCAGGGCGGGTTCTGCATCGACGCCTACAACGGGCCCACGTGCCTGACCCTGCGCGTGGCCGGCATCGACCCCGCGGAGTTGCGCGTCATCGCGGCCGCCGCCATGGACGCCGCTGTCTCCGCTCTCGCCGCCCTGGACCCGGACATGGACGCCGACATCGACGTCCCCGGCGCGCCGCACGCGGACACCGACGGCGACATGGAAGCCGCCTCCGGCCGACCGGACGACGACCAGATGGAGACCCACCGGCCTGTCTACGTGGCGGCCGGTTCCCCGGCCACCCAGGAGCACTGGGACCTGGTCCGCCGCGCTGGCATCCCGACGCCGCCCGGCACCGTCCTGACCGCCGCCATGGTCAACCAGGCCATCGACGCCCTCGCTCAGACCGCCCCGGCCGCACCGGTCGGGGAGACCATCACACCCCAGGAGGTGCCCGCCGTGAGCGAGCAGCCCACCAACGCGGCCGTCGCCGAGGCGGCCACCACGCAGGCCCCGGCCGCGACCATCACCCTGACGCAGGAGCAGTTCGGCGCCCTGCTCGACCGCATCGGCACCGCCCCGGCCGCGCCCGCCGCCCCGGCGACCGAGACCGCCGCGCCCGTCGCGGAGACCCAGGAGCAGATGGTCGCCCGCCTCGTCACCGCCGGCGTCGCCACGGCCGTCGAGTCGCTGAAGGCCGACCTGCGCACCGAGATGCAGCAGGCCGGACCCCAGCGCCGCGGCCTGGCCATCCAGACCAAGACCAGCGAGTCCGACATGCCCACCGACAAGCCCTTCCACGAGCTCCCGGTGGACCAGCGCGACCAGCTGGAGAAGGACGCCCTTCTGCGGGCGTTCGGCTTCGCCAAGTAGCCGCGCTGCTCGACAAGCGCACCACCCGACCGCCCCAGCCGCAACGAGCTGGGGTGCCCGCCATGGCAGCGATGGTCACCCACCCCCTGAAGCCCCGAGCCATCCCGGCCGGGGCTTTTCCCATGCCCCGAAAGGTGACTCGCCATGGCGACCGAACTGAAGGAGGCGCTGACTGCTGCTGGCAGCTCCGCGCTTATCCCGAAGGTCATCGACCCCCAGCTGCTGGACTACCAGCGCCGGTACTCCCCGCTGGTCCGCGTCACGCCGACCAAGCAGATCAGCACCACCACGTACTACTTCAACCAGCTGACCAACCGCGTCGCTGGCGGCTTCGTGACCGACGGCGGCGCCCGCCCGGTCGCGAACAGCACGTACGTACAGAACCAGTTCCAGATCAAGCAGCTCCAGGCTGTCGGCGGCGTCACCGGCTACGCCCAGAAGGTGACCGAGGACGTGATCGGGGACCTGCTCGCGCAGGAAATCCAGTCCACGATCCAGGGCCAGTATTGGGACATCGAGACCGCGATGCTGTGGGGCAACGCGGCCGCGACCGCGAACGACCCGTGGCCGCAGTTCGACGGCCTCGACACGCTGGTGTCGAACTTCAGCGGGTCCGGTCAGAACGTCATCGCGTGCGGTGGCGCGGCCCTGTCGCTGTCCTACCTGAACAAGATGATCGACCTGGTCCAGTCGAACAGCGCGATGTCGCCGTTCAACACCGGCTGGATGATCATCGGCTCGTCCACGGCGTTCTCCGCGCTGTCCGGGCTCCTGGTCAACCAGCAGCGCTTCATGGACGTCGAGGTCAAGCCTGGTCTCGTCGTGCAGTCCTACCGCAACATCCCGCTGATCGAGTCGTCGTTCCTGGGCACGCACGGCGTCAGCTTCGGCACCGTCACCACGGCGACCGCGACCACGGGCGGAACCCTGGCGGCCGGCACCTACAAGTACCAGGTGTCCGCGGTCATCGCCCGCTCCGGCGAGACCGTCGCCTGCTCCGAGGTGTCCCAGACCACGACCGGCAGCACCAGCACCGTCACGCTGTCGTTCACGACCCCGACCGGCCAGGACTCGGCGTCGCCGATCGCCTTCAAGGTCTACCGCACCGCCGTGGGTGGCTCGACCGGCACCGAGACCCTGCTCGGCTACGTGGACGCGATCGTCGGCACCGCGGCGGACGGCATCACCCCGATCTACGCGACGTCGATCGTCGACACCGGCACCGCGCTGGTGCCGCAGAACGGCGCGACCGTCCCCGGCGTCCTGCCGACCACCTACAACGGCACCAACACCGGCGCCGTGCCGCGGGCCAGCGCGCAGATCGAGGACCTCTACCTCGTCCCGCGCGACCCGAACTTCCTGGTCCGGCCGTACGTCCGCGAGCTGCAGCCGATCGAGGTCGCGCCGACGGTGCTGTCCCCGGACACGCTGCCGTTCGCGATCGCGACGGACACCTGCCTGGCCGTCCGCGCGCCGAAGTTCATGGCGCGGCTGTCGAACGTCCTGGTCGCGCTGTAGCCCTCACCGGTCCGGCCCCGACTACTCCCGGGGCCGGACCGCCCTCATGAAAGGAGCCCGCTGTGCGGGTACGCAAGCGCGGAACCGGATCCAGCTCGCACGGGTACGAGTGGACCGAGCCGGGGCAGATCCTGGACATCCCGGCGGAGCACGCGGCCGAGCTGGTCGCGATCGCGCCGCACGAGTTCGAGGCGCTGCCGGACCTCCCCGAAGAGGACGAGGACCAGGGCGACGAGGACGGCGGCGACGGCGAGCAGCTGCTCACCGAGCCCGCGCCCGAGGCGAAGCCGGCGCGCGGCCGCCGCGGCGCGCGAGTGACCGAGGCGTAGCCCGTGGCCGCCGATACGGTCGCCCCGCTGTGCACCTGGGCGCAGCTCACCGAGGGACCATTCGGCGACCTGGTCCGCTCCTACACCAGCCCCCAGGCCCAGGCCGACCTGCTGGCCGAGGGGACCCGCATGTGCGAGGAGCACTGCGACCGCCGCCTGGCCCCGTTCACTGGCCTGATCGAGACCCACCGCGCCGACGGCATCGATCCGGACGAGTACATGGACTCCGGCGCGATGCCGCTCGACCTCGCCGGGTCGCTGGGCCGCAACTGGGCGGCGTCGTTCGGCTCGACGGCGATGATCCGGCGAATCCACCTGTCCGAGTACGCCACCCGCTACCCGGAGTTGTGGACCTACAGCGCCGTCACCGTGCAGGTGTTCCGCTCCTACGGTGGCAGCGAGACCGTGCTGCCCGGCAACCTGACGCTCGGCCCGCAGCCCGACACCGGGTTCCTCTGGTTCCAGCTGGGCCAGTTCATCCCGGCCGCCTCGGAGATCGTGGTTACCTACGGCGGTGGCTACACCATCGCGGTCCCGGCCTCCCTCGTGCGCGCCGCGAAGTACATGGTGGCGTCGATCGCGGTCACGGAGCTCGACCCGGAAGGGCAGCAGCACGGCCACGACCCGGACGTGCTCCGCGCGAAGGCCGAGGAGATCCTGGACCGCTACGTGAGGTGAGGTGGTCCGGGTGTCCTGGACTGTCCGTCACCACCGGCGCAAGGGCCACAAGCTGTCGGCCGCGGCGCGGAAGAAGATCAGCGAGCGGCTCAAGGGCCGTCACTTCCGGCACCGGAAGGGCTACCACCTCAAGCACAAGCGCAAGGGACACAAGCTCAGCGCGGCCGCCCGGAAGAAGATCAGCGAAGCGCTGAAGCGGCGGAAGCACCGCAAGGGCTACCACCTGAAGAAGCGCCGCAAGGGCCACAAGCTGTCGGCGGCAACCCGGCGCAAGATCAGCGAGCGGCTCAAGGGCAAGCACCACAAGCGCCGCAAGAGCACACGGCACTCGCTCAAGCACCGCGCCCGGTCGACGCACCGCCGCCTCACGCACCGGCGCGGCGCGCGGCACCTCGGCCCCAAGCAGCGCCGCCACGGCCGCCGCCACTGGGGCACCCACCCGAAGCGCCGACGCAGCCCGTACCGGCACCTCAAGCACCACGTGAAGCGCTGGACGAAGCCCGGCCACCACGGCAAGCAGACCCACTACCACCCCCGGAAGCTCCGCTCGGGCGGCCGCATCGCACGCCGAGCTGACCCGGCCGCGCGCCGGCACCGGCAGCAGCGCAGGAGGAGGAGACGGTGAGCCTCGCTGACGCTGTGGCCCGGGAGACCGCCTGGCTGAACACCTCCGGGGACGGCCTGCCCGCGCTGCTGACCAGCGCAGGCGGCCCCTGGGACGTCGTCCAGAGCTACATGGCCCGAAGCCCGAACCGACAGCAGACGACGATCTTCGTCCTGCGCCGACGGCTCCCGACGCGCCGGTTCTCCCAGCAACGCCGACTGGCGACGCACTACCTCCAGTTGCGTTGCCGGTGGCCGATCGGCGCCACGACCACGGGGACGCCGCTGGCCGAGACGGAGCAGCAGGCGCTCGATGCCGCCATCGAGCTGGTCGTCCAGCGGATCGAGGCCTTCGTCGACGACAAGTCACACGGGGGCCGGTTCATGTCCGTGGCGGAGGCCCCGAACGGCGCCGAGATCCTCGTCGAGTTCGGCGACCCCGAGATGGACATCCCTAACGGCTGCCTCACCGCGACCGTCACCTACACGGCCGACGACGAGGACTACCTCGAATAGGAGGCGCGCGGCATGTTGCAGCGCAACGCAACCGATCACGTGCTGGACGTGCCCGCGATCCCCGCGACCGTCCAGCCCGGCGACACCGTCGACCACGAGTGGCCGATCGTCGGGTTCGAGCCCGTCGAGCCGGACCCGGAGCCCTCACCCCCCAAGACCGCCCGCAAGGCCGCCGCGACGGCTGGTGAGGAGCAGGCCCGATGACGCAGCTCGCACGCAAGGGAATCCTTGCGATGGCCAAGGAAGTGACGCCGGGTACCTTCCTGGCACCGACCGTGGCCATCCCGTACACCGGTAGCTCGGGCTACGAGGACATCTACGCCCCGCTGCGGGACGAGTCCGTGCGCGGCGACGACGCCGTCCTGCACGGCCTCTACCAGGGGCCCGGGCACGCCGAGTGGTCCATCGACGTCCTCGCCTACCCCGACCTGCTCGGCCACTTCCTGTGCGCCACCGTGGGACCGGACACCGTCACCGCCGGCACCTCCACCACGCTGTCCGCCGCCACCATCGTCGGCGCGACCAGCATCTCGCTGCCGGTATCGCTTCCGGCCGGGACGGTGCTGTCGATCGACACCAGCGCGCTCCTCGAATACTGCTGGACCGACGGCGCGCCGACGGGATCCGGGCCGTACGTCTACAACGTCACCACGGTGCTGGGCAAGACGGGCGTGAACCGGGTGGGCCTGGCGAACGCACACTCGTCCAGCGTCGCCGTGGTCTCGCAGACCAAGCACGTCTTCCAGCAGTCCATCACCGCGAGCCTGCCGACGTACTCGTTCCTGTACTACGACACGATCCAGTGGCTGAGCTGCTCGTACGCCCGGTTCACCGAGCTGGGCCTGAAGATCGACCCGAAGGGCACGATCTCGCTCAGCACGAAGGCGCTGTCCTTCCCGTCGGTGCTCAACTCCCAGGCCTCCGCGTCGTACAGCTCGTATGACCCGCTGCTCGGCTGGTCGTGGAACATGACCAGCGGCGGCTCCGCGAGCACGCGCGGCCTCACCTGCGACGCCACCTTCAAGCGCGCCGGCGAGGCCATCGAGTCCAGCGACGGGAACCAGACGCCCCGCGAAGTCTTCGTCGGCGCCCTGGAGTACGACGCCACGCTCAAGGCGATCTTCGAGTCGAACGCGGACATCGGCCTCTACCTGGCGAACACGCAGGTCCCCTTCACCGTGTCCGCGCAGCAGCCGGTCGCCCGCGGCGGCCAGTCCCTCTCCGTCACCTCGTCCAAGAGTGCCTGGACGAAGGGCAAGCGCGACATGGGCCAGGCGTACGTGCAGGCCGACTACAGCATCAGCGGCGTGGCCAACACGACCGACAGCGGCGTGGTCCAGGCAACGCTCACGAACTGGCAGACCGCAGCCTACTAGGCCGGCCTGCCTCACCAACTCCCGGCGTGCGGGCGAGCGCGCTATGTCGTGTGAGGGCGCGGGGAGCGCGCCCCGCACGCCGGGACCCCATCCCCACCCCTCACAAGGAGAACCCCGTGGCTGGATACGCCAACCGCACGATCCTGCTCGACTTCCCGGACCTGTCCGAGGAAGGCGACAAAGTGCACGTGATCATCCGCAACCCGAAGATGATCCCCGTCCCCGACCTCCTGCCGCCGGAGCTGCCGCTCCGCGACGGCGAGAGCGAGACCTCACGCGACTACCGGCAGGGCTGTGCCGTCATGGCCCGCCTCGTCGTCGCCTGGCACGTCTACGACGCGTCCGACCTCAACGAGGACCAGGCGCTGCTCCAGCTCCCCGCCACGCCCGAGTCGTGCGCCAAGCTCCCCGTGGAGATCCAGGAAGCCATCGGCGAGGCCATCAAGGCGGTCCGCAACCCGGGGTAGACGGGCCGGACGACCTGGACGACCCGTACCTGAACGACGTTCTCTGGCCCGCGGAGAGCATCTACGA